CGGCTATCTCTCCCACATAATCTGCAGCGTTACCGAAGCTTGATGCAGTATTGGTGAGTTCTACGAATCCGTAGCGAGTCATAAATGACACGACTGGTTCGAAGGTTGACGGATCAAGCACCACGCCAGAGCTCATGAGCGGAATATATGGGCAATAGAACGCGGCAGCATCTGCCTCGCTAGTGCCTTTGTATCCGACCAACACATTGGCTGTGTCACTGGCATAGCTGTTTACAAACACACGCATTGCGCCATTCAATGTACCAACAAACTTGGTGTTTGTGGGTGCTTCAAATGTGCCTTCCGTTGTGCGAGCAAAAGCTGATGTTGTTGCTGACTGCAACACTGTCAAACTTGCAGGGCTTACCACAGCAAAGTTACCAGCACCACGACGTGTGCGCTGAGCGATCAGGTTGGCAACTCGGTTGATCAACACTGCCAAAGCGGCATGCTCATCACCAACAAATGTTGCTGTACCAGACACAGTAGCTTGGTTGTATGTAAACTCTGTAGCAGCCAATGTGCGTAGGCTCAACAGGATTTCTTGGTCGATCTCAGCTGTGATCTCTTGTGCAAGAGCAGCCATGATTTCTGCTTCAACGTCAATGCCTTGTTGGGCTTGTGCGTCTTGAGCAGCCTCGAAAGTCCAGCGAGCTGATAACTTACGTGTCTTAGCTTCAACTGTTTGTTTCAAGATTTGAATGCTCATCTTGTTACCAGCGGCACCTTCAAGAGCGGCTGTTGCGGCAGCTTTTCCTGTGTTTGCGCCAGAATAAGATTCTGCAATTTTGAATGGGCTTAGAGCTTCTTCACCAGCTGTAGCGCCAGAGTTACCAGCATTAAATGTATCGCTGTAGCGAACTCTTAATGTATGGATCTGACCAACTGGACCAGTCATTGGTTGTACACCTACTAACTCGTTAGCAATAACGGTAGGCATAACGCGACGGATCACTGGAAGGATCACGCGATTTAGTGTTGCGACGTTGCCGGCAGAAGTAGAACCAGTTGAAGCAGATTCTGACAAATACTTGCGAGTGTTCTCGAGAGTAGTTGACATAACTGAACGCTTGGTACCTTGTAGGCCTTCAAGTAGGGCCTCTTTAGTTTCCTGCCAACGGCCGTGTAGTAGTTCTGACATTTAAATTCTCCTTAAATTTTTAGTCCAGCAAGTCGACGAATATCAACAATGTTATTGTCGTTCTCACTGCTACGGTTGCTGTTGGAAATTTTATTTCCTGTAATTTCTTTTGCCTCTACAAGAGCCTGTTTCTTCTGCGGAGCATTGCCTTCAATTACTGTAGGCAAATACTTGTTAAAACTGTCATGCAGTTTTGCGGTCTGCACACTTTCTAGTAATTCACCCATGATTTCTTTTTGGTCCGAATTTAACGGTGCCAATAGTTCACCCATGGTTGATTTTCTTACCATGCTTTCTTTCAATGCACGGATCTCTGCCTCTTTGCTTTCTATAATTTTTTGTGCTGTCACGGCAACAGTTTGTGCCTCAACAACGTCAAATTGTTTCTTGTCTATGACCTTGAGCAATTTTGCAGTTTCTGATTTTTCATTAATGTAACTTGTTTGGAATTCGTTGCTAAAAGCTTCGAATATTTTACGTCCAAAGTCTGCTTTACGTGCGGCGTCAATGTCTTCACGTAGTTGTGTTAGTTCATTCTTCAAACTAGACTCAACTACAGATTCAACCATCTTGGCTGCGCGACTTACAAATTCGGATTTAATACCAGCAAGTTGTTTTTTACCTTCACGGATCAAGCGAACTTTCGTTTCAGCTAGATCCTGCTTGTCTTTATAAAACTCGGCAATTTCATTGGCTAGTGCTTCTACTACAAATTCTTCTAGTTTGAAGAATTTGTCAGCCATGACTTTTTGGTCTTCATGCAATTCTCTTACTTCAGAAGCTAGTTGACGAGTTACGAATTCCTTCATAACCTGTGCATCTTGTTTCATCTTAACTGCATACTTGGCTTTAGCTTCGGCTAACTGAGCGCGGTCTTCGATAAATTCAGCAATTTCAGGTGCTAGTTGATCACTGACCATGCGGTCAATGGCTTCAACCATCACTTGACGATCGTGTTCATATCGTTGACTAAACTCTTCTCTCAACTCTTGAGTGACAGCTTCACGGTTTTCGTTTACACGAATTTGCCATGATTCTTCAATCTGAGCTTTGAGTTCCTCAGAAATCACATTGTTCTCAAATAGATTTTTCAAAACATCCAACATGTGATTCTCCTTTTTATTGGAGCTTGCTTATTATTGATAATAAGCTCTCTTTAAGATAACGCTGTGCTTTAGGATCACCCTTCACCTCTTGCGCTATACGCAAGGCATTAAGACCACCTCTTGTTCCCATTAAGTGTTCGTAAATTGGTGTTGGATATGCACCTGGTGCACTGGGTTGAGCTACCACATCCACTGTGATAATCTCAAAATCGCTGACTCTTCCAGTTCCGTCGCCATTGACGTTGCCTGAGCCTCGACTGGAAACTCCCAACTTTACGCCGGATTCCAACATAGTTCTCACTAGTTGGCCCATTGGAGTTGGCAGAATCTTGAACTTTCCATAACCATTTGGACCGTCCATCCACATTTCAGTAATCATGTGGCTAACACGGTCCAAATTTATTTTTAAGTCATCTGGATGATCTACTTCGCCTAGTACACTATATCCGCCAGTAATTTGATCGTTCAAAGTTTTGACAGCTCGCTCAATCTCGTCTACAGGATATACACGTTGGTTGGCATTTTTAATGCCGCCCTGTATACAGATACCCTTCATGTACAAGTTTTTTCCGTTTTCACCTTCAGACTCGACCACCATACGGGCTTGGTCAAAGCTGAGGTTCTCACGAAGATAGTTCATCTTTTGCATATGCTAATTACTTCGCTCTACCTGGAGCACCATTAATTGGGCTATTGGTATTTGCGCCGTTGTCACCAGTGCCTTTCTTCTCTGCACCGTGTCCGCCTGAAACAGTTTTCAAGTGCTTCACGCCTGCTTTGCCTCCAGG